TATAGCGCTCAAGTAGTCTTCTTCCCTTGGCTGCAAGTTCTGCGGCATCCGCAGCATTCTTTGGAACTGGTTCGCCCCACGCAGAAGCAGAAAGGGCTAGTCGTGTTGGTTCTCCGTTTGGTTTCTTCATTGGACCAGAGGGATTTGTAAAAAATCTTGTCAGAAAAGAACCTTTGCGACGCATCTTTTCCGGTGTGTCTGCTGGACCCTTAACTCCTGGTTTAAGATTTGCGCCTTCGGTCCTCTTGAAATGAGCACGACCAGCTGCGGTCAAACCACCATTTGGGTCGCGTAACTTTGCTCCTTTTTCTTCGATTGGAACACAGTTGGGAACCATATTCCCATTCTTTCCCTTTTTCATTCCTTCTTGTCTGTATCCATCCCAACAAGGTCCACCCTTAACCTCGCCACCCTGTTCATCAGACTTAATAGAAATTGTCCCCGTCAACTGGTTTGCACCATGAAGTACTGGGGAAACTTCATACAGCTCAACCTCTTTTAGAAGATTTGCTTGCTGTGTTGGGTCAAAGACTGCATCAAGGGTTTTATAACCAATTGACCATTCCTGCTCAAGCCCAAAGAACGAAACATTTGCAAATGCCTCTCGTCCTCTTTCGGCTTTAAGGTTGAATTGAACTCTCGTATAAAGACCACCGACCCCAGCTTTTCTCATCTTTGCTGGAAGACGTGGGTCGTTTGGACCAACTTCATAGATTTCCAAAACTTTACCAATTGGCTCATTCCAATTGTGGCCCCATACAACTCGAGGTTTTCTTCTCTTCAAAGAGTTTGTGAAACAACCAGGAAGGCAAATATCGCCAACAGAGTCTTTATTACCAACGCCAGCAGCAAAACACTCGACTATACCGAGAGCTTCGTCAATATTGAATTGCCCTGTTAGGGACTTATATTCGTAGTCGGCTGATGTTTCTTGCATGTTTGTCATAGTCACCTAGTCATCAATGATAAACGAGTTGCTCCCGTTTTTGTGAAGCTTTTTATTTTATTTATATAAAGTTGGTTGTGTTTATATAAATCAATCTTTATCAAATCTCAATCTACATCTGCAGTTTATTGTTAGATGAGGTGGGGCGAATGGGTCTCCTGGAAACCTCAACAATGTCCCACCCATATCAAACGCTTCTAGTACGCCAACCGACTTACCATGTAGGCCGGCGTGTTCTGGTCTAACTTTTGGGTCTTTTTCCGTAATCCATGTTTTTGTCATTGCTCCTATTGAGCGTCCGGACAAATAAGTTCCTGCGTTGTACGCAGTTTGCCCCTCGTGCTCAGCTATGAGTCTTTTCCTCTTCATTAATAGATTTATAAAAATAGCTAAAAGGGCAGCTTTTAACATTCCGACTTTATCTTCTTCGTCGGACATTGACGAAGCAACAAGAACGGCTGCTGCAACCTCAGATGCTGTGGTGGAATTTACATTTTCCATCCGCTCCATCTGTGAATCAAGATGTTCTTTTACTGCATCCTCATCCATCTCTGCCTGCATTGATGCTTCTTGCGACACAACACTTGAGGCGTCATTCATTATTCCGCTAAGTATTGGTCTTATGTCTTCGTTCATCTGTTTATTCCATACGGCTACGTCAAATATCGATTCTGGGTCAAGTGACTTCGATTCAATATTTTTTCTAGCTTTACTCCCAGCAGCTTTTTCCATAATTACTCTCTGCTGTCTTTCAAAAAATCTTTCAAGTGATGCGTCAAGTATCTCAATCCACCTGTCCGATGATTCTTCTGCTTTGAAATCCCATTCATCAGATATGTAAGAACCCGCTCCACCGCCCTCTTCTTTTGTCTGTGGCCCACCCATAGCTGTTGCTTGTTGAGCAGCAATTGCCTCTGCTGTCAAGGCTGATGTCATTCCCTCAGACGGACCGCCCTGTGGGGCTGCTTGAGGACCATATGCCGGAATTGGTATTTCTTGAGGAGCTGCTGGTGCCCCGGGGGTTGGTGGCATTCCGGGTACTGGTGGCATCCCGGGAACTGGTGCACCGCCTCCCATCATGTCAAGTTGTCCCTGCTGCGCTGGTTCAAACTTTTTATTTGTGTATCCGATTGGCGTCAAGTTTGGATTAGCAAGCATTGCATCCATTAGCTCGGAGTCAATTTTTCCGCGCCCAGCACCTTCTCTATATTCGTTTCCACTTATCAAACCACTTTGGTATTCATTGAGAAGGTATCTGTCTCGTTCCTGCTTATAGAGAACTAGAACTGGAACATCAGTTACATCAAAGTCAATGTAATATTCTGGGTGAAGTTCGTCCAACCCACGAGCCAGTGTTTCTAGGTGCGGGAGCATTGTTTCATTCCAAAAAACTTTATGTTCTTCTGAGGCGTTGCTAAATGTTCTTCCGGAAGCATTACCAATAACAGATTCGGGAACTCCAAAAGCTGCGAGTATTTCTTCTTTTTGTATCTGACGCATTTGCACATAGTTTGCATCTCGGGGTGATTGACCCGTATCTACAAAATCAACACCTTCGTCAGAAGAGACAACAGTTACTGCGCCGGCCCTATTTATGTTTCCTCTAAAACGACTTCTCAATTCATCTTTGTCGTCATCATTAATTTCTCCCCTAACAACAAGAAGGCCACCTGGTCGACCATCATTAAGTAAGAAATTTCTGTTGTATATTTTTGACAAGTTCTCAATCTCTATTGCGATACCGGCAGCTTCCATTGGGGTTAATGAAAGGTATGGGTCCAGTGGGTGTGGTTTTCTAATCCACACAACATCCTCTGGTTTGAGAATTACTTTTGTGCCATTGCGCATATCAACTTCAAAACCTGAAACAAATCTTTTCGGACAAGGTATTGGAGCAGTGTGTTGCGGTGGCAAAAGTTGCAGCGCAATTAGCTGACCATCTCTGCCTCTTACTTTTTCAATGAATGCCCCACGGGACGACATAAGCAATTGAGATGAGAGCCTGTATCTAAAAACAAATGAGTTCTCACCCATGTTTGATTTGGTGTTTAGTAAGTTGAGGATGCTCTCATCTGACTCTCGAATAATTTTTCCATTTGGACTATTGTTCTCCCGCAAAATAGCTGGCAATCTTGATTGATTTCCTGCAATTGCATCTATGCACCTATTAACCCAAGTTACCTTTTGGAAACCTTCACGGTACGCTCTTTCAATATCCCACGAGTCCCTGTAGGGCTTACCAACCATTGAAGGGTTGAACGCAACCGGCGCTCCTGGTCCAAGTGCGGACTTTTGTTGCGACTGGTCAACTGACTTATTTTGCGATGGGTTCCAAGGCATTATGTACTTTTACTCCATCCCAAGTAAGATTCCGACTGCACCACAAGCAACACCAAAAGTAATAAAACCAGCTGGTGGAGATATTAAAAATGTTCCTACGCTCACAAACAGTATAAATGAAGCAATCAATATGTTGGCGATGGTATTCCTTTGGGTCATTTTTGAAGCAAAAATGCCTATTGCTTTTGTCATTTTTTGAAACTTTTTTTCGCTAGGATTAGCTTGTGCCATAGTAATCTAAACTTAGCACGACTAATCGACTTGGACGACAATGACAAACTGGCAAAAAGTTTTAGAATACCTAGAACCAAGAAAACCTTATTTTTGCCCTGAAACGCCATCTATTACCCAGAAAGTATTCCTAAGAACATATGCGCTAGAAGCGTTTTTTGGAGGTGCTGCTGGTGGTGGTAAGAGTAGTGCTCTGCTTATGGCGGCAATGCAGTATGTGGATGTGCCAGGTTATTCGGCCATTCTTTTTAGAAGAACATATTCGGACCTTTCTCTTCCTGGGGCCCTCATGGACCGATTCAAATCATGGGTCGGCGGGGTTGAGGAGATAAGTTGGAACAACAACACATATGTGGCAACATTCCCATCTGGGGCAAGAATCTCATTTGGTTACCTAAATAACACCAACGACTACCTCAGATACAAGGGTTCCGAGTTCCAGTTTATCGGTATGGACGAGGTGACTGAAATACGTGAGTCTGATTACAGGTATTTGTTTTCCAGACTTAGAAGACCCAAAAGTGGCGAGCTCTCCAAGGTCCCACTGAGAATGCGTTCTGCATCAAACCCTGCCCCCAACTGGGTTAGGCAGAGATTCATAGTTGAAGGAGTGGATGCTGGAAGAATTTTTGTTCCATCTCTTCTTACCGACAACCCAGGTGTTGACCCAGAATCATACAGACAGGCGCTCGCAGCTCTTGACCCAATTGAAAGAAGACGATTGGAGGAGGGTGACTGGTGGGCCACAACCCTAGGAAGCCTTTTTGACAGAACATCCTTTGTGATAATTGACCAATCAGAGGTCCCTCCAGTTGGCGGGAATGCTAGGGCTGTTAGGTTCTGGGACCTTGCTGCAACAGAACCTTCTGGTAGCAACCCAAACCCTGACTGGACCGTAGGAACATTGGTGCTGTATGACTCCGGGGTTGCCTATGTCCTGGATGTCAAAAAAGCAAGGGTAAAGGGCGACAAGGTTGAGCAAATGATAGCCCAAACCGCAGCGGAAGACGGGCCAAATGTGTCAATCAGAATGGAGCAGGAACCAGGCTCCTCCGGCAAGGCGCTGGTTGACCAATACGCAAGATATATACTCCAGGGTTATGATTTCATGGGAATTCGCTCAACTGGTGACAAACTAACTAGGGCTCGACCGTTCGCTGCAGCCGTAGCCAACGGGAATGTCAGGGTTGTGCGTGGTCCATGGTTGAGCGATTGGCTTGACGAAATGTCATCCTTTCCTGAAGCCTGTGACCACGATGACCAGGTTGACTCGGCTGTTGGAGCTTTTACATTTTTAGCTGGTTTGGGCTTGCCTTATCGTCGTCCTACCAGTATCATCATCTAATACAGATTACACCCCTATTAAAAAAGAGGAAAAATGGATACTGAAGTAATTTTTAATGCAGAGCAGTTGGCCGCCCAGGTTTCGGAAATATCCAAGAAACTTATGGATGTTGATAGGAATTTTTCGGCCGCCAGGGAACAGGGCGTAGATATTGAAGAATTGTGTACATCTCTCACGATTTTGAATTTTCTCAAGCAGGAAATTTCATCCGTCTACGACACGGCTGCAAAAATAGTTGCGGACAAGATGGGCTCCGTCCCAATGATTTCCTTAGGTGATGGAACCACTATTGAAAAGAAATCTGGTAGTGACCGCAAATCCTGGGACCACGATGGACTAGCATCAATCGTTACACGTAGGCTCGTTGAGATGTCAACCGACCTTGACTCAGGTGAAATGAATTCGACCATTGACGACATCGCTTCTCAGCTGCTACGTTTTGTCCAGCCCTCTTATTGGCGAATAAAAGAATTATCAAAAATTGGTATCAACGCAGACAATTACTGTCAGGTTTCAGACGAAGTAAAAACAAGCATAATTATCCGAAAGGCAAAATGATGAGCAACGAAATTTATCAACTTTTTACAGAACCATTCCCACAAGAAATGGAGCGCACACTCAATAAGGGTGGAACTTCTTTGACCTACATCCCAGTTAGCGAAGTGGTTAACAGGATGAATAAGGTTGTTGGTGTTGGAAAATGGTCGCTGAAAGTCCAAAGCTTTGTTGAAATTGGTGACTCAGTCGTCGCACATGTGACAGTGGTTGCAACCATTGATGGCGACGAA